CAATCGGTGCGCTATATTCACTATTCTTGCCACCATTACCCTTCACACCACCTTCCCAACCTCTTGGGCTCTGCCCCGCATTAAATGCATGTGCAGCGAGAATCGGTGTTGATGCAATCTGCGTACTATTTTTTGAAAGGACTGTAGCATCGCCAGCAGAACCTGCTGCAGGCTCGAAATGGAATGCCGGAGTACCAGCTGTGACTGTATGTACGGCATTTTCAGTATAAAGAACGCCTTGAATCAATACGGCACCATTAGAACCATCGCTGCCATCACCATAATGTATGCCAGAGTAGCGCGCTCCACCACTACCACCCTGTCCGATGGTGATATGGATCGTCTGTCCGACCTGCAGCGAGACCGTGCCAGATGCAGTTAAACCATTATGCCCGACATCTATTCCGGTGCCACTAGCACCGTCAGGCGTAGCACCGGACGGTTTCCAATAGCCAGGCGAACCGCCTTGGTCACGATGACGGTAGCCCCAGCTGATCCCACCATTTCCATAGGTTTCACCGTTCCAGTTTAACTTACGCTGAACCAAATTGTTTGTCGCAACTCCTGTATTTGCAAGTTGAGTACCACTGGTACTATCCAGTGTCAAAGTTGTGGTGCCGCCAATACCGCCGGGGCTGCCCGGATGATCGGGAATAAAGCCATCTTCAGGATCACCCCACGTACTCACTCCTAGGCCATGACCGCCGGAACCGCCACCGATCATGTCATAATCTACTTCTACGGCGTTTTCAGCAAACACTGTATGTGATCCAGATTCAGTATAAAGCACACCTTGGATCATTACAGCACCAGACTCGCCCCGTGCCGCCTGTGGGTCTGTTGGATAGCCAACCACCGCTGGGACGGGTAAGTTGCCCGGCAGGCCGCCGTATCCAATCTGAAAATCGATCACATCACCGACTTGCATTGTGATATTGCCGGTTTTAGTTAAACCATTTGCACCAACATCTTCGCCTGTGCCATCATACCCTTGCGGCGTCGAGCCGGGCGGGAAGTAATATGGAGTATCGTACAATTGGCCATATAGATTTTCTGCAATTTCTTTCCAATTACTTTTCAGTTGCCAGTTTGAACGAACATTAGTCTCATCATCATCCGTACCCGTCTGATACTTCCAGTAGATCTTTTCGTACAACTCAGGAAAATTACCCACATATGGTGCGGTGCCATCTGGGTCGTAAGGATCGCCACCCGTAGTTCCCCCGCCGAGGAATTCCGAAAGTGTGATATAACGGCCTTGGCGGTGAAACATGACCAAGTTCATATAATTTTCGCCAAGTCTGACTGTTTCCGAGCCAAAAAGTTCTTTTATTCTTCCGCCGCTGATAGTCCAATCTCGCCACCAAGTATGAGGCCAAGTCATGGCACCATCGATCGGATGTCCAGTGGTTCCAAAAACAAGTGGATTCGATGATGGACCATTGCCGTCAATAAGCTCTTTTCGCAAGAATCCATAACTTATCCCACCATTCCCATAGGAATTACCGTTCCAGTTTTGTGGCCTTGCGACAATATTCGTTGTTGATGTAAAAGTTGGGTTGAATGTATCTGGATCGATTGAGACAGAGGTGTTAGCAACACCTGTATCTGCGATCTCATTGCCTGTGGTACGGTTAGTCAAAACTGTTGGGCCACCCGCGCCGCCGGGCTTGCCCAATCTGGTGACAGATAACACAGAACTCTCCTGAGAACTCCCCTCCAACCGGCCCAAACTTCTTGCAATATCTTGCCAGTTAGATTTCAAGTCATAAGTCACCCAATAATGGTGGTCTTCACCACCGCCCGACTCTCTGTGGTTTTGTGATTCAACGAAAAATTCGGGAAATTTTTGCGGATAGATCCCATCGGCAAGCGCCCCTTGCCGCGCGGCGGCAATTGATACATATTCGCGGACCTTTAATCCAGTTGCGACTATAGTTCCATTGAAGTTGGGCCCACCGAATCGCATCCCAGATTCGGCGATAGTTATCGAATCTGCCCCAAAAAGTTCTGAAACGCCGCCACCACTGATAGTCCATTCGTGAACAGCGCCGGTAGTGGTAAAAACAAGAGGTTCTGGCCCACCAGTAAAGCTGCCGGTTTCCTCGCCTCCTGATCTACCGAAACCCCAACCGCCGTAGCCGCCGCCAACAATGTCATATGATACAACTACTGACGTGTCGGGTGCCTGATCACCACCTATGTGGCCTTTTCCTGTTCCGCCATGGCCTCCGCCAATCATCTTGTAATCAAAAGTCACTTCATTATCATACTCTGTAACAGTTTCCCCCAATGCATTTTTGGCTTTTTTCAAAGTGTAAGGAACATATGATGTGGAAGTAAGAAGATAATTTGTTTTAGGACTCTTTGGATAAGATACTGCTGTGTTTTTCGGCGCAGATACCCGCATGCCGCCCGTATCTTTGCTGCACCGATATTCTTCTCCCACACCAATAGCGATGGTGTTTCCGACTATTGGAGTACTGCTTCCCTCAGGGATGTATTCGACGGTTCCGTTCTTTTCGAAACTAACCTGCGTTGGCCCAATTCCCATAGTCGAACCAGGCGTTTTCTTGAACACCATCTTAGGATAGGGTGGCGAGTAATTTGTGACATCGAATGTGATCGTACACGAATCCGCAAACGTATTTCCGACATTTTCAAAATCGTCGGCGGCATTATTACCTCTTCTTCCTGATACAATTGGTTCGTCGCTACTAAACTCTGGTTCGCAGTATAATTTTTTTCGAAGACTTGTTACCGGATATGGAACTCCGAAGTTTCCGAAAGATGCCGCAGCCAACCAAGACTCCAAATTCAAAATACTTCCATTCGCACTAGAAGGTGCGATGCTTACGGAATCTTCAGTCATGGGCGTAACGCTTACCGAACACCCGTCAGATATGAACTGCGTTTTGCTCTCTAGCAAACCATTTTTTCTAATTCTGCCGGTATATGCGACATAATATATTTTAGGAACATTCGGGTCTTCAGTTCCGAGAACATCAGCAATGTATGGCATTGTGTATGATGGATTATAATTATCTACGCCTTTGATAGAAGTTGTCGAAGAAAATTTTTGTTGAATAATGTTATAATCTTCGTCTAACAAAACTGTTCCTGCATGAGACAACTCTGAATATGCGCGGCCAGTAGCACCAAATATTTGCACAAATCCATCGCCACCTTTTCCCGATTTTGAAACATAACTCGATCCAACATAAAACCCTGTACCATATACAGGATGGTCAGCATATTGATCTTGGTCTGCCTGACTTGGTGTAAAGTTGGCTTCATCGACTTGATTGTAATCTGTATATAGATTGATAGATTGTACACCACCCTCGGGAACTTTAATAGTAATTTCTTCGCCCGGAGCCGTTTCAAAATCACCAAGATATGCGGTTGCCGCCGCATCTCCACCATAGGTCAGAGCGCCACGCTGTGCGTGTTGACCTGCGGCACCACCTGTACCCCAATCAATGCTGTTGGGCTCGATTGGTTCGCCCTGATTGGGGTGTTCGTCTGCAGCGGAATATCCATCTGCCCATAATGAATCCCCACCACTACCATTACCACCCGCCGCAGAATTAACTTGACCGTATAGAGAATCCTCCCACCAAATCATATTAATAGGATATTCACTTCCTGCAAACCAATCCATTTCGTTAGCGCCGGTTGACTGCTTTTTATGTCTTGCCGGAAAGGTTACTGGTAAAAACGCCGCACTTTCGCCCGCAGTTGCAGCGTTAGTGATGCCATATACCTTTCTGGTCTGTGGACTGTCTGCATATTTGAATAATTTATTAGTCGAAACTGCGGCAGATCCTATCACCTGAACTTTATTTGGATCATAGTTTTTGTCGTTGCCAGATAGACGAATAGATTTTCCACCACCCAATCCACCCAACAATCTAACCGTTAATTCATTTGCAGTAATTGTGACATCTCCGCCATCATGACCTTCTTCAATAATTGGAGTCAACTGGCCTTTCAATGCGCTATCGCTTGCAGTAATTTTCTGCACACTACCGCTACCACCACCCGCTGTGGCTACGATTCTAAATCTAGTGATTTTTCTAGGAATAGTCATTGTCCATTCTCCGAAGGGAAAATAGTCTGTATTCAGATTAGTATTTCTCAGAAGTTTTTCGTATCCACTATCTTCGCCCAGTTCAGTTCCTAGTCTAGTTTGTGCGTGCTGGACCTCAATTCTTGCATATGGTGTACGAACTTCTAACATAACACAATACGCGCCGTCTTTCCGCGTCACATATTGTTTCCAGTTATCTTGTACTGCTGACCAATAATTTGGCGACCCTTCGCAATGTCTCCAAAAATCGTCTTCATTTATTGCCGGTAGTGCAGTTGTATATGGTCCCACTACGGCAGAAGTACCATAGTAATCACTCCAATTTACTCTCCCTCTAAGTGCGGCCGTGGGTTCGTGAATTGGAATATTTTTGTTTTCGAATATATCCGGTACGTTTGCACCCTTACGATAATACTCCGAAATCGAGTGTTTTGCAGTGTTAGTTTGCGGCAAGAACTCGTTATAAATCTGTCCTAATGTAATTCTTCCGGATTTATTTAATGGCATGAATTTATACTCTTTTTTATCGGGTTACACGAAGGCAGATATGTCGCCAGTCGAAGTGATGTTGCCATTGCTGGTAGTTGCCGAAATTGCACCTCTCACTTCTAAATTACCAGACATGATATCGCCCGCACGTCTTACAAATTTTGTACTGTCGTCACCGTCTAATAGTGGTTTCAATAGTGCATATAACGCATTAAGAGAACCGACAACATTGGTTGAAAATATCGCGGGGTCTAATGCTCCCATGTCTCCATTGAGCGCCTGAAAATAATTATGTTCTGTTGTAATCCTATTATCTGCATTTTCTATTAGTGCGGGCAGAGTGTTTTCCGTGGCAACATATAACAAATCTAAATTATCATCAATTATTCTAATATTTTCTCGAACGATATGTGTATTGGCATAGGTGTTGCGGGTGTCGATTATATAATTTCCGGACCCATTTGTTCCAACACTAATTATTAGAGCCGCAATTTCATCTTGCATGTTGTCAATGGTGTTATCATTTTTTCCAATTTCATCTGCATTGAGTCTTACTTGACTATCTAAAGCCTCAAGTGAATGTCTCACTTTTGCGGCCGCGTTACCGTCCCCATCGATATAATTATTTCCTATGTAGTTTGTTCCCGAAGTAAATATGAGATATCCATTATCATCTTCATCGCCGAGGGTAAATGCAGTTTTTCTCTGTCTGTCGTCAAGTCTTTTGGCCTCAATGTCTAATTTTGCAATAGCATCCGCGATAGTTGTTGCCGTCGTCATATATGTCGATGTAGAAAATGGCAGGAAACTACCTGTAACTTCTAGTCCTACCGCAGCTTGTGTGATATTCAACTCTGATTGTAGGGCGGCATCCGCAGCCTCACGTTCAGTTTTTTCATTTGCAACAGAAGTGTCGATATATTCTACAAGAGTCGAATAAGATTTGTTTAAGGTTTTGACAATAGTGGTGTCTTTGATTGCAGGATTAATATCACCCATAATCCCAATATTATCTCGATTTGTGTCTGCGTGTGCATCAACTTCATTTATCGCATCTACAATAGTCGTGGCGCTGTCAGTATTGAGAAAACTTAAATTTCCTATATTTGCAGCGGCCGCTTCAGCATGAGCGATCATCGAGTTGGTTTTTATGCGCCATTCCTCAAAAGTATCCGTTTGGATAACTTCGACCAGACTTGGATATACTACAGCCATTTAAATTCTCTCCAATATTATGTTTAATATTTTTTTAATTTCGTCTATCTCATTTTTTAGGTCTCTGACCTCTTCATTTCTTTTATTGTGATAGCCCAGTTTGTTTTTATAATCTAAAAATGCCCTATTGTCGGTATTTATGATCGCCCGAGATTTCATGTCCCTCTCGAGCGATTTGTTTGTTTCTACTTTTAGTCTATTTGCCATTTCTAACTCGCCAATGCAATAATTCTGAGGTCTCTCACTTTAGGTACGACCGATGAATTTTTTGTTTTCAAAACAATTTTTACAGAAACCGAAGAAAATTCTGGAACATTTCTGATATCCATATCATATTCCTTAAAATCATATTCGTCTGCCGAGGCATTATTATATCCGGCGACTCTAGGAATTAAAGTATATGCCAATTTGGAAAATATCTGATCCTCGGCGGTTTTAATTCTATAATAAAAATCTATATCACAATCATCCTGTCTATTCACGCCACATATAACTCTGAGAGATGTGGCCACTTGGTCTAAAGAAACTTCCTTTGTGATGTATTTAGTTGCAACAGAGCCGCCCTGTGCTGCGGTCTCATCGACAAATCCAGTATTTACATGTCCAAAATTACCTTCCAACACATCCAATGGACTATTGGTTTTGTTAGAAATCAAAATACAACTCAGACCCTGCGTATCTATGACAGGCGACAGACTGTCGTTTTCTGAAGAAAGTTCTAATTTAAATACCAAAGATTTTCTATCCAACGAATTTGTGCTTGTACTAAATTCTTCTTCGTTGAAATTTGTTGCAATCATTCTTGGTGTTGTAAAATTTATATTCGTGTTTGGAGTAAATGCTGTAAATATATTATCTCTTACGCCTGGAGCATTGATAGAATCTTGTGAAGTACCGCTAAGAGTTTTCATATATGTGTCAATTCTAGTATTCGGTAATTCGATAGTTTTTATGTTAGGTTTCATAGAATCGTACTTAAAGTTTGATTTATATCTAACACCTTTTCTTTGATTAGATTGCGGAGTATATAAATCTGTAACAATAGGTAAATTTCCGGCGGGGTATGCAACCTGAAGTGTGCTGATACCAAGTGGATAAAAAGGATTTTTTAAATCGATGGTAAAACTTGTGGCTGTTGTATCCGTCACAAGATGTGAACCGTTAAGCGAGTCAGATGGAAAAACATCATATGTTCCGTGAAATCCCATAAGAGTGATATAATTATATCCATTAGGTTGCCAGAATCTGGTAGACACTGCACCACCACTATTAGGAACAGTAAATGTTACCTTTGAACTATTTGCAGTGATTTTCATAGAATTTTCACCAAAAGTTTGAGACCACTCATCACCACCAATATCATCAACTTCAGAGTTTTCTAAGAAAACTTGGGCTCGTTGACTAGTATTAAATTTTGCCCGCATGACTCTAAATTTCAAATCTTCCATTTGGTCTGCCGTCCAAGTCGAAGCGTTTTGAGATTTAAAAAACACACCCGCATAAGGTTGTTTTGAAATGACTCCAGAACCATCTAAAGATTCATCTCCCATTCTTGCAACATGAGCCCTATATCCTTGTGTATCTGCCATAATAACAATACAATATTCGGTATTATCTTGCACAAAAATAGGCGAGGGAAATGTGAATAGGGTAGGTTGAACGCCATCATCGGACAATGTGACATCATCAGGATATACGATAGATGTACCTAAGATTTTAGGGCCCGGATATCCATTTACAGTTTGTCTAATCTGACATGTGACCGGTTTTGTGTCATCCTTAGTTGAGAAAAACAATTCAACGGCGGTGATAAATGCACCACCATCTTGATCAATCATAATTGTCTGTGCGAGCGGATCATACCACCCACCAGCAGTAATTGTAGTGTTGATTTGATTATCAGTAATTGCTTCCGAATCGGCAACATCTCTAGTTGAGAAATCTGGTAGTCGTGTTAAAACAATTTGATCTGCAACGGTTTCTGTGACACCACTCGCAACATATGTTGCCTGCGCCTCAGTGCCATTATCAGTACCATTATTCGGTTGGTCTGTCAACTTAAAAATACGTTCGCCAGTCTTAAATCTGAGATTGTTATTATTTGGAATTTCAAATATCCCATTGACAAAACCCGAAGTATCTGATATAATATCTTGTGAACCCACAGAAATATTACTACTGGACGGCCAAGGGCCTAAGTTCTTAGTTGCCAGACCATTGACATTGCTTGAGTTTGGATATTCTATAACAATTGCCTCACTGGCGATATAATTAGAAATACCGAATTCTGGGGTTTCTGAGATTTCACCGTCGATATGAATTTCCAAACTTTGGGCGCTATTCCATTTGACATCAAAACAACGAATTCTATGTTGGGAAACTGTACCTACTATCCACACATTACCCGCATTATTTCTAATAAGTTTTCTTTGTGTTCGCCAGAATGTAGCTACGGCCGCAGGAACATTGTCAAACGTAATTTTTGTGGTTGATGCGCAAAATTCAGAAACATTGATTCCATCAAAAAACTGAAAGAGTTTTGTGTTAGGTTTCATTTTTTCCGCACACCAATAAACTTTTCTTGATCGCATCCAAGGTATAATTTCAGTACTTAGAGTTCGTTGGCCGACACTTTGTCGGTTATCCCGCATTGTCACAATTTCTTGTGTACCTGTACGGTCCTTGGTTCCTGTTAATCTTGTTCTTGTTGTAGTGACTGTCGCCTGTCTGACAAGACCCAAACTTGCCACGATAGGTGTTGCTGGGCCCCGTTCAGATCCAGTACCACGTCTTTGTTTTTCGTTAAAAGATGTAGACGTACTACTTCTACCTGTCCAGTTATTTTCCCAACTATTCCAACTTGTTCCCATGACACCATCTTCGGGTAATAATGCACCAAATAAATTTTGATACTCTTCACGGTTATCAGTTACAATATCTGGGGCCTGATTGGTCACTTTCCATTCATCTACGGATGGGAACATATGAACAGAACCTTTAAACGTAAAAATGGCGAAGGGATTCACATTGACAGTTTTTGAAGATTTTTCTTGCGTAATCATGTAAATTGAATCGTAGTCCAGATATATTTTTTGTTCCTCGATAGTATATCCACTTGTGCCTGCCGAAGAAAAATTTATTTTCATATTCACACTTTTTTCAGTAAAGAAAGGCCTCATAAGATTATTATCGCTATCCAAAGAACACTTGTAATCTGGGTCTAGGGTATCGCCAATAGTATGATTTGTAAACTGGTCGACTATAAATCCATTTTTAAATCTATCATTACCGTTCTCATCTTTAACGGCCATATCCATTGTGTCTTTTTCTAAAAGATTTAATGTTGTATAATATTCCAAGTTGGAAATTCTTTTTTCCAACTTTCCAATATCTCTCATAGTATATCTTTTATTGTCCATCATCTTCGCAGTAACGGCCGGTGGGCCGAGAGTGTACGGACGTGTTGACAATTCGTACAATACCATTCCCTCTGTCGGGTCTTCTGGTAGATCTGAATCTGGCGATGGAGATCCATATTTTAATCTAACAACACCTGTTTTTGTCATATAAAGTTTGTCAGATCTTGGAAGATAAACTCTTATGTCTGCACCAAGGGCGGTTCCGTCAATAGGATATTCGGTTGGTGAACTTACAACACCTTTACCAATAGGATAACCAGAAATTTGTTGATATTCTAGGGCCGGACGAAAATCAATTACGTCAGATAATCTTGAGTCACCGAAACTTCCGATGGATTCATAATCCGAATAAGAATCCACAGAAGAATAATCACCGATGCCGTGATGATAATAATCGTATATCACGATAGGTCTACCACCACAAGGAACCATTCCTGGCTTTAAGAATAATTCTCCAAGATCAATGCATGAAGGTTTTTGTCCATTGAATAACTCATATCTTGCAGTTATGTCATTAATCTTTACGGGTACTTGTGTTGGGTCTGAAATCAAATTTCCACCCGCAGCCCAAGCTTCAGTTATTTCTTGGGCGAACGGATTACGAATACCCGACACAGTAAGAAGCGTTTCAAGCGCTGCGAGAGAGGTAGTATTATTGATATCTATGTCAACATTAAACGGACTCTGGCCAGTTTTTTCATAAAATTCATATGCATTTCGTGCAAATTTAAAATCATCTGAGTCCATTTCGTGAATAAATTTATTATCACTCGCAAGAATACTAATTCTATATGAAGTATTAGTAACATTACAAGTATCATATATGGCTTGAATATTTGCAATATCTGGTCGAGAAATTTGTATTTGAGAAAGACTTAATTGTAAATCTCCAGAGGCCCCAACAGTAAATGTTGGGTTCACTACTCCCGTACTTACACTATAATTTTGTCCTAAAACATCTGCATCATATGTCGATGTAGTCGCATTTGTTGCGCTTACTGTATTATCGTAGGCTACCTCGGATAGTGCTGTTCCTGTTGCAGTTTTTAGAGTGAATGGAAGTTCGATATTATTCGAAACCAAAGTTTTACTCTTTTCTGGCATTTCAACTTTTCTAACAGGTGCGTGAATTTTAATCTGACTATTGACAGGAAGGTTTCCAACAGTAATATTTGCACCTCTGAGATCGCTATCATAACTCACATCGCCAACTATACTACCGATAAGTCCGACTGCGGCAGATCCGCCAGCGTTATAATAAATTGCAATAAGATCTTCATCTTGAATTAAACTTGTATTCGGGTCTGTTAAATCTATCCGCGCCACGTTACTTGACATGGTAACATCAAATTTTCTTATGACATTATATTGTGTATCGGAAGATTGTACTCCGGTAACATCGTTCACATTTTTGACTGTCTTTACCCAAGGTAAACCTATATTAACCATGCTAGAACCTGCACCACCATGCAAGACAGTCGAACTAAAAATTCTTGCCGAGGCGGTTCCGATATCAACACTGATTTTTCCATCAAATGCATTCGTTCCAACACCCCCGCCGCTACTCGGAACTCCTTCATTAATAACTTCGTTTACCAGCAAATTTCCTGTGGGTAATGGTACACCATTTGAAATTTCGTGATTTCCGTAGTTAAGAGATTTTACCAACATAACTCCTGTTGAATAATCCCAATAATAATTCATTGCCCTAATATCAATATTATATTTGTCAAAAATCATACTGGACGTTGTAAAATTTCCAGCCATATCTGTTAGTTGCAATTTTGTTAGAATATTAGAAGCAAAAAGATAAGTTTCTGTTGATCCTGTAGGCGTTACTCTTTCTTCAGAAACCAGCGAACGGGCATCAGAAATAAGATAATCCACATTTGTTCTTGGATTTGTTTTATATTGAATATCGTATAGATAAACTTTCCAAATACCCCTTTCTGGCGCACCAGCAATGGGTTTAAATATAGAATATGAATAGTTGTTGGACATGGCACCAGAAGAAGATTTATCAAAATATTCTATCGCCTTAACTCTTGCCGTGGCAATAACATCAGTCCCATAAGTATTCGCACCCAATAAATTTCCACCCCCCTCAAAAAAGGTTGAATCTTCATCGTATGTTGCAGGAACAAGATATGAATTTGTAGTTAAGTCAATATTTTGTTGTGGTGCCACATATTCATTTACACTATCATCTGAAATATGCATATTGACAAGTTTTACCGTAGCGTCTATTTCTGGCACACCTTTCATGTCAGAAACATACATAAATGCTCCAAGATTTACCGGCATAAATTTGTTGTTTATTTGATAATTTGTTCTAGACTTTTGATATGGAATGTATTTGGCATGATTTGACGATGGTTTTCTTTCGATTTCAAACCCTCTAACATATGCCTTACCATTTTCAACACCCAATGCAAGTTTGGTACGCATTGCTTCCAATAAATTTTCATGTGTGCGGCCAGGATAATATAATGTTCCGGTAGTATCTAAATTTTGTTCTGGGTATAGGGCAAGTTCGATACTAGAAATTGTGTGTGCCTCGCCTAGGCCTTCTGTTACCATACCAATATCGTTTGGAAATTCTGATAATGCAAATGCTCTCGCACCGGCCTCATTTGCAAACGACATGTCTTTCATTGTGAAAACGCCATCGTTAAAGTTTTCGTTATAGTATTCTCTGATGTCTAGTGGAAATGGTGTGACGGTAAAATCACCGGCCTGATCATATGTCCGCCGTGCCATATTCCTCAACAAAGTTGTTTGCGGGGTAGTATCAACATATGAGTTAAGTTTTCCATCTCTGACAGAAATTAGCTCAATAAAATTATTGGTGTCTATCGCATCAATATCTCTTTTTGTCAACACTAATTCGATTTTATATCTATCTGCTCCAGGCGAGTTAAAGTTGGTACTCCCCAAAGAATTGTCTAACAGACTCGAATCATCGTTATATGATGCTATAGATTCATGAATTTCCAAACCAATTTTATATGTAGGAACATTGCTGTACTTGTCCAAAATAATACTCTGGGCGTTTACTTGTACTAAATTACCTTTGACATAATAAATACCCTGTTCTATAAATGCAAGAGAACCAACTCCGATAGGATTTAACGTGCCGTTTGCGGTTTGTTGCACTTCACATACCAGATTTGTTCCATCGGTTGTAAATGCAATAAGATCTTCGCCCTCTACAAATGTTCCACTTTGGCCGTCTGAGAATTCAACAGTCTCGCCATTGACAACAAGAACTTCGCCGGCAACATTGATAGTTTGACCATCGACTACGGTTCCGGCAGGTGCAACCCCTTCGAGATACTTAACATATAGTGTTGCGGGGGCATCATCTGCCGCAGTGATAATATTATCGTTATTTAAATCTACTGGATCTGAAAAATTTACAACTAACGCCCGAATACCAGTTTTTTTACCCTGAACAACCTGTCCCACAAAACTATTTGCGCTAACAATTCCCGTAGGTAAGTCGATTTTTACATAACCGGCCTTACTATCCAGTGCTGCAGCGCCTGGAATTACCATTGCACCATCTTTGAAAAAATGATCAGAAAGATTAGCAATTTGTTTTTGTAAAAGACTCTGCATCTGAGTCATTTCTCGCGCCTGTACGGAATTTCCGGGCTTGAATAATATTTTTAAATATCCCTTATTGATATCATAGTCATCAAAATAAGGTGTTACATTTAGATTTAAGGCCATATTTACTTTCTTTCAAATTTATTAAAATTCGAAGACAACTTTAATATCTTCTATTTGGTCTACTGCTCTCGCAACAGGTTGTCTATTTTCTACATAAAGGACTTTACCGGATCCCGTAAGAACGTCGAAGGTAGATTCATCAGTGGTATTGAAATCAGGGTGTTTTGGACCACGATACAACTCTTCAGTTGCGGGTGGGTTTCCTGAAGTTGCTTCCTGTGGATCCGCAACGATTGCAATCTGTCTAAACTGCGCCTCTGCTCCCGTAACAGGAAACATAACTTTGGTTTTATTGACAGATTGGTCATCAAGTCTGCTGGCCTGTTCATCATACTCCAATCTCATTGAGATCATACAGTAGTAACCTGCCAATTCTTCGATTGCATCAAAACCATGGCCCATATCAGGAGAAATGATAGGTTTTATTTTACATGCATTGACATTAGGATTTCCACTCGAATCAAATGCAGGAATATGATTAGTAACGATAGTTGCATTATCAACATGTGTCCAATTTTGTCCAGCAGCGGTTATAACAATTTCTGTAATTTTATTTCCACCCGAAACTAATCCGTATGCAGAAAATCCACTACCGTTTCCAGAAATAGTAACGCCTGGAGCCACAATAACATTTGTTCCAGTTCCGCTAAATCCACTACCTGTTCCGATATCTACAGTGGCAGTAACATTACCACCACCATTATCAACCCACCCTGTAATTTCAAGGTTTTCGTTATTATCCAAATCAATAATATGATATCCAATATAATCAAGAGATGCGTTTGGAACCCCAACTAAAGTGGCAGTATTGCCGCTCAAAGTACTTGCACCGCCCGGCCCAGCATTTGAAAAATTGATATTTGAATGATAACCAATCCCACCTGTCAGACCATTTCCAATTTCATTTTCTAAAATTTTAACATGTTCTATCTGATTTGCAACTTGTGCGGCGGCAGTTTGGACTTGCCACTGCACGCCCTGTGCAGTAGAATTTAAAACACCAGTAGGCATATAAATAATTGTGTCAATAGGAATATAATCCTTTGTCAAGAATTTTAGTGCATCTGCTAATTTGATAGAATACATATATTTCCAAATATAACCATCAGAAGTACTTTCGAAATCTGTCGTCGACAGTGTAGTTGGTTTGACTGTCGATGCCACGGCGATACCTGTAGTTGCATCGTCTACAAATCTTTGGTTGTTAATACACTTATAAACATTATACTGGTTTGATGTTTCAGTGATAACATATCCATTAGGTATAATTTCTTCAGGTGAGTCGTGCTCATACATGGTATAAACGCGGCCGGACGTCCAGTTGATTCTTGGAATTGCGAGAGTCATATCGGCATAATTGATTTTTTTAAATGCAAGACTTTCTGCTTTTGTTTCATAACCATATCCGATAGAATCTTGTGGTGTTGGCGGATTT